GAAATGAATCTGAATTAAGAATAGATTTATTTAATGGATCAAGGATCCAAATCTTTGGAGCAGATAATCCTGATAGTATTCGAGGTATGGGATTTGATGCTGTCGTCTTAGACGAATATGCAATCATGGCTCCAAGAGTATGGACAGAAATTGTAAGACCTGCTGTTGCTGATAAATTAGGATGGGTTTTATTTATCGGAACACCTATGGGCCATAATCAATTCTGGGAAGTTTATGATTATGCATTACGTGGTCATCCTGATTGGTATGGAAAACTATACCGATCATCAGATACTAAAGTAATTCCAGATGATGAACTAGAACAAGCACGTTCTATCATGACACCTGAACAGTTTGAACAAGAGTTTGAATGTTCATTTACTGCTGCTGTGTCAGGAAGTTATTATGGTAAATTAATAACTAAAGCCGAAAAAGATAAAAGAATCGGTAACGTGCCACTAGATGATAACGTAGGTGTAGAAACATGGTGGGATTTAGGTATTGGAGATAGTACAGCTATATGGTTTGTACAAAGAATAGGTGAAGAACTACATATTATAGATTATTATGAAAATAGTGGCGAAAGTCTTATGCATTACGCAGATGTATTGTATGATAAGGGTTATAGCTATTCTAGACATATAGCACCTCATGATATTCAAGCTAGAGAGTTAGGAACAGGTAAATCACGCTTAGAAGTTGCTAATGATCTAGGTATTGATTTTGAAGTAGCACCTAAATTAGAAGTAGATCATGGTATCGAATCAGTAAGAAATATGTTACCATATTGCTGGTTTGATAGAGAAAAATGTAAATTAGGTATTGATGCGTTGCGTCAGTATCGAAAACAATGGGATGAGAAAAATCAGGTGTTTAAATCAAAACCTTTACACGATTGGTGTTCTCATGCTGCCGATGCTTTTAGATATGGATGTGTACATGATCCTGTAACTAAAAGTGATTGGGATAGACCAATTTACGTAGACACTAAATTTATAGTATGAAAAACGAACAAGAAATTTTATCAATATTAAATAGAGAAATAAGAGCATCATCAGGTTACATTGGTGGTGAAATTGTTTCTAAAAGAAAAACATCTTTAGAATATTATCTTGGTAAACCTTTTGGTAATGAACAAGAAGGTAGATCACAAGTTATATCTACTGATGTATCTGATACAATTGAAGGATTAATGCCTTCATTAATGAGAATATTTACTGCAAGTGATAATGTATTTGAATGTGAACCAGTTGGAGCAGAAGATGAAGAAGCTGCTAAACAAGCAACTGATTATTTAAATCATATTTTTTACAAACAGAACAATGGCTTTACAGCTTTGTATACTGCGTTCAAAGATGCACTAATTCAAAAAAATGGAATTTTAAAAGTCTTTTGGGATGAGTCTGAAAAAACAACTAGAGAAGAATATAAAAAATTAACAGATGATGAATTTATAGACTTAACAAAAGATGATGAAGTTAATGTATCAGAACATTCTGAATATGAAGAAGAATTAAAAGATGATCAAGGCGAAGTATTAGATACTATTAAATATCATGATTGTGTAATTCATAAAACTAGAAAGTTTGGCAAAGTAAGTATTGAGCCAATTCCACCAGAAGAATTTTTAATTGAACGTAGAGCTAAATCGATTGAAGATGCAAACTTCATAGCTCATAGAACTAATATGACTAGAACTCAATTAATTGAAATGGGTTATGATCCAGAAATTATTAATAACTTACCTATTGGTGATACTAATTATTATTTAGAAGATAGAAATATTAGATTCCAAGAAACAGATTATTCTGCACCACAAGATAGAGGTGATGATAGTACTGATGAAGTTTTAATCCATGAATGTTATGCAAGAATAGATATTAATGGAGATGGTAAAGCAGAATTAATTAAAGCATGTATTGCAGGTGATAGTGCATATAAAATTTTAGGTATTGAAGAAATTGATTCAATGCCATTTATTTCTGTAACACCAATTATAATGCCACATAGATTTTATGGTAGATCAGTTTCAGAACTTATTGAAGATATACAATTAATTAAATCTACTGTTATGCGTCAAATGTTAGACAACATGTATCTAACAAACAATAACAGAGTAGCAATTCAAGATGGTCAAGTTGCTATGGATGATCTATTAACAAATAGACCAGGTGGTATTGTAAGAACAAAACAACCACCATCAAATGTTATTTTTCCATTACAATCACAACCAATTACAGAACAAGCATCAGGTATGCTTTCATACTTAGATGCAGTTAAAGAATCTAGAACTGGTCAAACCAGACAATCACAAGGTATACAAGCTGACAGCTTAAATAACAAAACAGCAACTGGTTTAAATCAAATTTTAACTCAATCACAAATGAGATTAGAGCTTATTGCTAGAACTTTTGCAGAAACAGGTGTCAAAGATTTAGCTAGAAAAATATTTGAGTTAGTTTGTAAGTATCAACAAAAAGAACACATTGTAAGAATTAGAGGTAAGTTTGTACCTATGAAACCATATGAATGGAGAGATAGAATGAATGTATCTGTATCTGTAGGACTTGGTACTGGTTCAAAAGAACAACAATTAATATTATTAAATTCAATTTTAGAAAGACAACTACAAGCAATTAACTTACAACAAAACGTATTTGGCCCAGTTGTTAATGTAAAAAATATTTATCATACATTAAAGAAACTTGTAGAAAATGCAGGATTAGGAAATGTAGAACCATACTTTATGGATCCAGATGTAGGTCAAGCACAAATGCCACAATTACCTCCTAAACCTCCTACAGAGTTTGAAAAAGTTTCATTGGCTCAAGTACAAGGAGAAAATGAAAGAGCTATATTAGCAAGTCAAGTACAAATGAAAAAACTTGAAAGTCAATTTAGACAAAAATTATTAGATTTTGAATTACAAGTAAAAGAAATGGAATTAAAATATAATACTAAGATAGATGAACTTGCTATGAAGTCTAGATCTATGATAGAACAACAGCAAGTCAGACAATCTGGTGATATATTTAAAAAAATAATGGAAGGACAAAAACAGTTTTTTAATAATGAGCAAACTGGACAAACAGATTCAACAGGGTCAGAGGGCGAAACAACTTCTTGATGACCCTCTTTTGAAAGAGGCTTTTGAATATCTTTCTGAACAATATAAGTCAGAGATATTTAATACGAGTTACAATGACCATGACCAAAGACAAGTACTTTGGATGGCATATAATATGCTAGACAAGATTAAAGGCCACCTTGTTAGCGTCATGGAAACAGGTAAACTAGCTTCCTCAGAGCTAGAAAATCTAACACGCCAATCTACAAAGTAGAAGCGTTTAACAAAGGAGCATATAATGCAACAAACTGATAAATCAGTAAAAGGTGCAGCAGATAAAATTCTAGGATTACTGAATCCTCAATCTGAAGCTCAACAAGAGCCAAAACAGGATGAAGGACAATCAGCTCCAGAAACTAATGTTGAACCATCAGTAGAACCTGTAGAGGAACAGGTTACATCTCAAGAGAGCCAATCTTTGTCTGAAGAAGCTCCAGCAGAAGTCCAAGCTACTGAAAATCAGGAAGTAACTGAAGAAACTGTATCTGAAGAATCCATCGAGAAACCAGATCTCCACCAAGTCAAAGTACAAGGTCAAGAGATGGAGGTTACCCTTGATGAACTGAAGGCAGGTTATTCTAGAGATTCCGACTATCGTCAAAAGACACATTCTCTATCTTTAGAGAAAAAACAATTCGATGAAGAAAGAAATGTTCTTAGACAACAGTACGAAATGAAACTTAGAGAGTTAAATGAGGCAATAGCAAGTGCTGAATCACTTAACAGACAACAGTTAGATCCAGCAGAACTTCAAAGACTTTATGAGGAAGATCCTTCACAAGCTGCTAAACTAGATTTTCAGTTTAGGCAACAAAATGAAAAGATTAACCAAGCTAAAGCTAAAGCAAGGGAAGCTGCACAAGCACAATACAATCAGTATCTAACTGAACAAAGAAGATTAGCACAGGAGCGTATTCCTGAATTTTCTGATCCAAATAAATCAGAATCTTTTAAAAGTGGTATTAAAACTACTTTAAAAGGATATGGTTTTTCAGATCAAGAGATTGGATCATTAGCAGATCATAGAATGTTAATGGTTATTAAGGATGCTATGGCGTATAAAGGTTTAAGAAATTCTAAACCTATTGTACAAAAAAAAGTAGCAAACGCACCTAAGGTTATTAAACCTGGCGTTGTTAAAACAGAAAACTCTAAGCGTAGTGAAGTAAGGAACAAAATATCCAAGTTAAAAAAGTCTGGTCGTCTTGAAGATGCCCATTCTGCCATCTTGGGTATGATAACTAAATAACCTTAGAGGAGAATAAACATGGCACAACCAACAAACACTTTTGATACTTACGATGCTGTAGGTATCAGAGAAGATTTGCAAGATGTTATCTACTCTATCTCTCCTACTGATACTCCGTTTATGTCATCAGCAGGTAGAGAAGCTGTAAGAAACACTTTGCATGAGTGGCAAACTGATAGTTTAGCTGCTGCTTCTACATCTAATGCAGTTGTAGAAGGTGATGAGGCAACTTTAGATGCAGTATCTGCAACTACAAGATTGTCTAACACAACTCAAATCATGGATAAAACTGTGGTTATAACTGGTACTCAAGAAGCTGTAGATAAAGCTGGTAGAGCATCAGAATTAGCATATCAAATTGCTAAAAAATCTAAAGAGTTAAAAAGAGATATGGAAGCTACTTTACTAGCTAACCAGGCAGAAGTTACTGGTGACGCAAGTACTGCTAGAAAATTCGGATCTATTAACTCTTGGATTGCATCAAATGACGTATTTGGATCAGGTGGTGCATCTGGTAGTTTAGGTAATACTGCTAGAACTGATGGTACTCAAGCTGCTTTAACAGAAGCTAACTTAAAAACAGTTATCAAAAATGTATGGAACGCAGGTGGTAACCCATCTGTAATCATGGTAGGCCCATTCAATAAACAGAAAATTTCTGGTTTTACTGGTGGATCAACTAGATTCGATGCATCTGAAGATAAAA